TACGGGGTCAACACAAACAAGAGACCAGTAGTTACGATTTTAATGGAGATAGGAAGAAGTAGCCACGGGGATAATGCGAAGTAACTCTGGTCTAGAAATAGGCTGGAGTTTTTTATCGACTAAAGAAAAGTACTGACAAGTTGTAGTTCTGCTAGTGGAAGCATATACAATTGTCATAAATTGAGGAAAAGGAATAAGGGTAAAAACGACCGATCGCGAATTGGAGACAAGTTCCGCCTCTTAGTAATCGCATATAAAAAAGGGAATCCCACTTAAATGATTAAAGGTCGTTGTGACCTTGTTGTTATTATCGTTAGTGTTGTTTGGTTATCGTTGTCATCAACAATTGATCATAGATCTCTTAGTTAAAACACAGTATATGTATGGATTAAGATAATCAGTTTAATCAAAGACTGTATAAGATCATATCCATCAGTCCTAAGGGCCTGAGGATGATTTCTACTGGCGTCTTACATTAAAACAATTATCTTTTAGTAGAGATAGAGTTTGTGATTGATCTTGTTGTTGATCATAGTCATTAAATTATGGTTTATTATATCACACAATTTAAGATCTGTAAAGGGGTAATTTTTAAGCACCTCCCTTATCCTGAAAGGTACTTAAAAAGTAGAGAATGATAGTTGGGAAATAAAAATTATTTATCAGAGGGGTTATATGTTGCGGGGTTAAAGGCTTTAGAAGCTCGGTAGGGTGTATGAAGGGCGTTAGTCTGGTAGCCTTTATTTTCCCAATACTTAACTCTTTCTCCCTCTTTCCTAGCCAGCTCCACAACAGGGTTCATAGTATAATCTACTTTCTTTATATCTAACTCTAGTTGCTCTTCTAGCTCTGTCTCATCTACCCAACTCCAAGGCTTTTCAAAGGTTTCATCATCAAACCAATCAACTTCCTTATCGTCAGAGTTCCTATCCTTAATCGCCTGCTCTAGTTTAAACTCCATCTGTAGGGTTTTAAACTCCATCTGTAGGTTTTTCTCTTCAAAGTTAAGGTAGCGAGGCTTAACAACAAACTCTTCAAGAGTAGATACAGGAAGTTCATACTGGTGAGGTTGCCCAGCATCAAGATAATCCTTGACAGCAACATTCCATCTTTCACCAAACTCATGCTTCACTCCATAATTCTCTAGCCTGGCTCGAAGCTCGCTTCCATTAGTATCAAGTGTCTTCGCCGCTGCCGCTAGGTTTGAAGCTCTCAGTACAGTTTGAAGTACCTGTTGTTTGCGTACCTCTCTCAACGCAAGACTCTCTGCCTTGCGTTGATCTTTCTTTTCTTTATCAATATCACGGCTCATGTCGTTCTCCAATTACTGATTTAAAGGTCTCTAGTTCCCACTCTTTGTAGTAAGTTTTATTCTTAGCTTGGGTTATCTCTTCGTCATTGACTTCTTTATAGCTAAGTATCTGCTCTCCAAGATATTTCTGGTCGAAGTCCTCAACCTCTTCCATTGTAACTACATCTAAAGCCCCTGCGGGGTCGCAGCTGTCTTCGAGAGCTACGAGATATTTATGATGAAAGGTAGCAATTGTCTCAACTATAACGTACTTCATTGGTTGCGATACCTCTCACTCAGTTCTTGAACGGCTTTATAAAATTCAACAGAATCTTCGTAAACATAAGTAATCCTCTTCCAGTCGCCATTCTCATCATCACCTGTGACTTCAATGATGTATCCGTTGTCTGCAATTGTTAGTTCAATTCGTGCGTTGATAGTTTTAAGCATTGTTAATGTTCTCCAGGATTATTTTAGCGAGCTGCGGGGTCTCATAGTTTGGGCCTTTCATTACCTTTCCATCAGGTCGGTAGAGAGGTCGTCCATCTTCCCCAAGTTTAGTCATATTGCTACGATGTACTTCAAGAAAGCATTCGTCCAGATCAATACCAAAGCTATGACCAGCTCCGTATGTAACATAGAGAATGTCAGTAAGTGCGTCAGCAATCTCTACAATATCTTTAGCGTCGAGAGCATCAATCAACTCCTGCAGCTCTTCCTGAATTAGATCTATTCTTAGTTCTGATAAGTTAAAATCTGGTAGGGTAGGTTTGTCGAGTACTTCTTGACCGAATGCTTCCATGAAGTCACCGGCACGTTCAAAATTGCTAATCATTATTTATTCTTCCTAGTAAGTCTTTAGCCTCTTCGGCTGGGTAATCGTATAGTGCTACATTGTCGAGAAAGTAAACTATCTCTGCGTAAATTTCTTCTGATATTGTAATCCCTACGGGGTCATTCATACTGCGAGAATTTGTCACATTTTCCCAACCCGGTGCTAGTTCCATTGCTGGTTCTTCTTCGTTTGTCTTGCGAAAGATATTATCAAAATTGCTCTCAAACTTCTCCCTGTCGTTAGTGCGTGACTTATCTCCTTTACCGCCATGCCATTGATTAGTCATAGATCACCGCCTTAATATCTTTCAGTTCGATAATAGCTATGGTTTCTCCATCTATGTCAATGCTATCACTTCCTGCATACTTCCCGAAGATAATAGTATCGCCAACCTTCACAGATTCCACGTCCCCAACGGCAATCACTTCACCCTGGGCAGGTCTTTCAATACTTTCAGCCTGAAGAATGATACCACCAGCAGTAGTTTTCTCTGCCTCTTCTCGTCTTACGAGAACTCTCTCGCCTATTGGTTTTACTTTCATCGTATTAAATCGCTCCACTTTCTTAGTTTTTCATATTTATTGCCAGCTGCTTCCGCTGACTTGTCAGGGTCGGTTAAACCATATTGATCCATGAGATCCATCATACAGAGTACATCACCTGTTTCATGTTCGAGATTGGCAACGTGTTGATGTTCCTTGCCAAATCTTAGTATCTTTGAGCAGGCTTGAACGAGTTCGCCTGCTTCTTCCATTGTAATGACGAGAAGCTCTATCTCGCCTTGTGTTAGTTTATTACTCAGCATCAGTGCCGCCTCTTAAGTCTTCAACCATCTTATAAATATCTATAAGATATTTATCGTCAATTCCCAGTTCGTTTTGTAACTCTAAAACGGTATGTCTTCATCAAACTCTGCTGTAGGTGCTGGACGAACTGGGGCATCCCACTTTACTTCTACACCTTCCTCTGCTTCATCAGTCCAGAAGGTGTCTCCTCCCTGGAAATTAGCGACCTTAATGCTGGGCAGATCCTCTTCAGCTTCAACCTGCGCATCTTCCCAGTCTTCATCTACAACTTGAATTGATTCGGAAGGGCTGAAAGAGTATCCTGCTGCCATCAGAAAGTATCGAAAGGCATCAAGCATATCATCGCGACTTGCATCGTGACTGCCGAGAGTGTATTCTACTTCGCTAGGAATAGTGTTCATTCCAAACATTGGTTTGTGTGCGTAAGCTATAAATTTATATGCTGGTTCATTAGTCATCTGAGAGTGCCTCGTGTAGTTCGGTTGCTGCCATGATTAGGAGTACGATGCCAGTCCAGAAGAACCAGTCGTTGTCTTGGCTGTATGAAAGAGCAATGTTAGTCGCTCCAAGGATAGTAGATACATAAAAGTTTGTCATATTGTTCCTTCGTTTTTCAGTTTATACGGGTATTATAGGGCTTTTGAGGTACTTTGTCAACAACTATTTTCTTTAGTCCCAAAGATTCTCGTAGTACTTTCCGAACAGTCGGAAACCGTTTGTGATTCTGTCCTGATATTTTTGTCGGCCTTCCGTGTCTATCTTGAACGTGTGATGTGGACCATGCTTCATCTCATAGTTACCATAAGGTAGCTCCTTCCATTGCATATCGTGTCGTCCAGAACAGAATTGATCTTCCCAGTCCTCGTTCTTACTCTCGAATGCAAAAACCATTTCATCCAACACCCAGTCCCAGGCTTGGAAGTGAAACTCATCTACGTCGCCTGCTTCTCTGTTTGGGAGAGTGCCAATTAAATGCTCAGGACGTTCATCCATGTCTACAAAAGGTCCACCATGTGTAGTCGCCTTCAACTGCTTCAACATGGGAACAATAATGTGTGCTAGGGTACAATCCATTGACCATGTATCGTATGCATCAATCTTGACATATTGTTTGTTTTTAGTCATCAGTACTTTCATAGTAGGTTTGCTCCACTGTCTAACCAGGTTTTAGGTTTCTCTGCTTTCTTGAACCAGCGAATGCTGTGGCCAAGATGCTCTTCAAAGTTCTTGATAAGGTCTTCATAGCTCCAGAGAGTTACAGTTTTAAGTTCATTGAGATATTCCGAGAGTGCGTTCCAATCCTCACCGTGCATCACCGCTAGGCTATATTCGAGACCCCAAGGTTCGTTAGGAACACCCCGAATGTCAATACGTCCGCCTGCATAGTGAGTAGTAATCTCGTCATACTCTATCATATCGCCAGGACTGTATCCTTTAATAACATCTGTTGTTATTACACGAGTTGCTTTGCGAGTAAGACCCCTTTCAACATACCAATAAGTGTGCCACGGCCCCATCATGTTTGTGCTGTAACTAATCATGCTTCATGTCCTCCCAGTCTCCAAACACTTCAGGTGCTGCTTTTCTTGCTTCTTCCATGTGGTAGTCGCCTGGGTAGTGCTTGAGACACCGGCTTGCTTCTTTCCTTACTGCCTCAGGTGCGCTGAGGTCTGACTGTAGGTCTACAAGAAACTGCCTAGTATTGTTTATAGCCCATCTACGCTCATATGGTAGTGTCATTATTTACTCCTAACTTCGAAATGTTTTTCAATCAAATACCATGCGGAATAATCCTCGTTAACAGCATCTGCTCTTGATGCCACCTCTGCACATTCCTGAATAATCAACTCGGCGAACTTTTCTAGTTGTTCATCAGTGAACTTTTTTACGGCGTTTTTATAGGCCTCAACCTCTTTAACAGGATAATAAGGCGCATCGTAAACATCATTTCCACCACACATCCCTCTATACGGGCCTCTTCTAATCTCAAGTTTTGGTAATTTTAAATATCCAGACAGTAGAGCAAGTTCTTTAATTCGTTCGTTCATTTCTTATCTCCAGTTCTTTTTCCATGCAATTCTTGATTACAGTTGTAGGGCTACATAATCTTAGTACAGCCTCAAGGTGTGCTGTCTCCATCTCTGCTACAGATATGTAGCTTAGAGGTTGGTCAGCGTTCTTACCATAAGTTCCCCAGGTGACTACGTCTCGTTGTACATCATGTGGTTCGTCATCATAAAGATCTAAACTGATATAATCGGCGTTAGCAGATCGTCGAAGGTATTCAAGACCTCCATCAACCATGTACCCTTTACCATTCGCATCTGTGTAAGATACAAAGTCATGACGACCACGAGAGACTAGGATAGTCCCATCAGGTGTTTGGATTGAGTTACGGATAAGTCTACGACTAAGAAGTTTCTCGATGATTTGCTCAGACGCAGTAACCCAGGTCTCTTGCATTCCATTTTCGTAAGTATCTTGTTTGTAATTTTTAACAACCCAGCGGGCTACAGTTAGTGATTTACCGTGTGGTGAGAGACACCATGTTAGATCGTTCGTCATAATTTTTATCCTTCTTTTTTTAATTTATGAAGGTATTATACGCGATAGAGAGGGGTTTGTCAAGAGATTTTTTAAAAGAGGGTGAGCAGTTTAGTGACATACTCAGGTCGGCCCTAAGGTAGTTAGGGCAATAAGTTCCAGCCGTGATTGGCTATGGCATTGAGTATAATGAATATGCAAGTGACCATATGAACCAGCCACCAAATAGTACGGACAACCGCAACACTGTCCGCTTGTTTATTAGTTTCTCCAACCTTCTCTCCTAGGGACTTTGCCCATACTCTCCAATATTTCTTCATTTGTCTGCCATTCTCTTCATTACGGGCAGCAATATGTCTTCGTACTTTGCAATAAATTCTTCTGGTGTCATCATCTTAGTTTCCTAGTAAGGGTTTCTGCCCCTCGTCTAAGTACCAAGGGATCTCAGTCCTGCAATCACTACACAGCTTCTTATTCATGCTATGTAGTAGTATCAAGTATGTATTCTTACAGTTTGGACATTCTTTAGTAGTTTGTTTCATTTAGTCTTCCACCCATACCATTCGATAAAGTAAAGACAGTGTACTCGACTCTCAAAGGATACTGAGTCCTCGTACACGTCTGTGTGTTGTTGAAGGTGCCACTGTCCTTGTGCTAGTGTATGCTTACACCACTCCTGTGCTTCGCGTCGTCTATCTGAGTGTATACGAAATGTGTATTTCTGAGTAGATGTTTGCCATCTGCGCTTGTAGTCAGATATTTCTAGAGGAGTCATTTTCTTCAAGGTTCCTTTTCTTATATGCTTTTTGTTTGTCTATTACTATTTCTGTTGCTCCGTAGAACAACCCACCTACAAATATTAAACCTAAAAAAGTTGATATTACGTCTATCATGTTTCATTACTCCAAAAAATATCGACTAATACCTGTTCGAGCATATATGCTTCAATTTCCCACGGGGTCTCAGCGTACTCAATAGACTCGTAGTCTTTACCCTTGTAGTAGTAGTCAGTAGAATTGATCTCGCCACGAATAAACTGACGAGCGTGAACTAGCTCATGTGCTATATTGGAAGCAAGCTCCTGGTCACAGAATGGGATTCTATCTCCGCAATCTAGTGAATAGTGTGTAGCTAATGAGATTTCAACTTCTTCTGTAGTTCCGTTACAAAGACCTGCGAAGTTACCATCTTCACCGAGGTGCTGCATCCACGTGATCTCAATATCACCAGTAGGCTCTTCGTGAGCGAACAGTGCCTTGAGACACTCTTCGATAAATGTATCGAAGCGGGGTTTGTTATTAAAGTATGTGATCATTTGCTTATTCTCCAATTTATGAAAGTATTATACGGAGGTTTCAGTAAATTGTCAAGAACTAAAAACGGATATCACGGCTCCATTTGGGTTCTTTTACGTTCTCGTTGCTTTGCGCTGGCTTGCTTTCTCTTTCGTTTTTGACAGGGTTTTTCGTAGAACTCCTTCTCTCTGTACTTGAAAAGCACTCCGCTGTCATTGATCTTTCGTTTGAAAAGGCGCAAAGCCCCCTCAATATTATTGTTTTTAACTTTAACTTGCATTTATTCATTCCAATCATCATCATCACCGATGCTTTGTATCATTACCCATGCGAACATGAGGATACAGATTATATAGATCTCAGGTGTATTCACTTAAAGCGTACTCCTCTTTTACGTAAGTAAGAAACTTGTTGCCGAATCGAACGCTCTGATCTGTCGGGTATCATGTCCATCACTTCATCTATACTAGCGTTGAAGTAATAAGCCCGCAGTGTGTTGCGTTCAAGTTCTGTCCAAGGTTTCTTTTTATATTTTTTCATGGGAGTATTATAAAGTATGACAGGTACTTTGTCAAGAGTTATTTACATGCAGCTTAAAAAAAGTACTTGACAAGATAGGGTAATTACTGTATAATGCTTGCTAAGAAACCGAGAAAAACTTAACCACTCTTTAATTTAAGTGTTGACACAGAGCTCGTTTGGGCGTATAATATCTTTTCAAAATCGAGTTACAAAGGGAAAACAAGAATGATCGAGTATGCTATTTTTATATTTTGCCTCATTGGTTGTGGTATTACTAGCCATCGACTGGGTGAGCAACAAGGGATGAGCGCTGTTATACAGCATTTAGCCGAAACAGGACAAATAGAACTAGACGATGAGTAACGTAGAGCTGATTAGAGAAATTAACACGAAGGGTGATATGGTATATACCTTAGTAGATCCTGTAACAGATGCAGTAGTGCTGAGATGTACTAGCGCAGCGTTAGCAGAGAGATGCTTAGAAGACCTACAAAAATATGGTTACATTAAAAACAACGGGAGTTAGAAAATGCCAGTAAAATTTAAAGAGTCACAAACAGTAGTAAACCGTCAAACCAAGAAGTCAACTACACAGCATTTTTATATGCACGCTCAGTCTACCCCTCTTTTACAAAAGACACTGGCTGAAGACAATACTCGTGGACCTCGCAAGCAGAAAATCAGAAATGAATTAGTACGCCGCGGTGCACCACTACAGGCAGAGACTGAAGCCTAAGGATTGGGAGTTCCCAGTCGAAGAAGTCATACCCGGGGTGTGAAGATGCACTCGATCCGTTGGAGGGATGCCGGTAACTAAGCCTCTCCCCAAGACCGAAAATCGGCTTACCAAAAGGAGTACAGTATGCGTATTATAGCAGCTCTATTTGCTTTCTCTCTATTAGGTGCGTGTTCAACAATCGACGCAACTATTGATGGCGGAAAGAACTTAGTATCAGCAGTAATTACAGATACGGCTGGAGTCATCTCTTATACTTTAGATACCACATCTACAGTATTGAAAGATGTTAGTTCCAGTGCAACACCTGAAGAGAAGTAGTACCTGGGGGCGAAAGCCCCTAGTTTTAAAGGTAGCGTGACCGAAGCCTAGACTAAAAAGAGGTCAAGAAAGGAGAAAAAAGTGACACACAGAAACGAGGCCGTTTGCTTATTTTGCAACACGGTTACAATCTTAGGTTGTTTAGCCTTGCCATTTGCAGCAATATACGCCAGCGGTTTATAAGGAATAGCATATTATGAATATAGATAAAGTACGAAGAAGACTAGAGATAGACGAAGGCGTAGTATACGAAATCTACGAAGACCATTTAGGTTATGCCACCTTTGGCATCGGCCACTTAGTACGAACCTCAGACCCTGAATATGGCTGGGAAGTAGGAACCGTTGTGTCGGAAGACCGGGTTAAGCAAGTATTTGAGTCAGACCTTGCTGTAGCTGTCGATGAGTGCCGAATCTTATATGATATGTGGGACAACTTCCCAGGGGAAGTCCAAGAGATACTAGTAAATATGCTATTTAATCTTGGACGTCCTCGACTTAGTAAGTTTAAAAATATGAAAAAAGCGTTGGACAACCGACGTTGGGCACTTGCCGCTAACGAAGGGAGAGATTCTCTTTGGTATCGTCAGGTAGGCAATCGCGCAGAGCGATTGATGGGAAGACTAGAAGATGTTGCAAATACTTAGTGCAGTAACAGGACTAGGAACAACTTGGCTTGAAGGAAAGAATGCTAGGTCAAAAGCCAAAGCAGAGGCCGAAGCTGCAGTTATGGTACAGGCTTCTCAGAGCGTCGCAGACTGGGAGTCTATCATGGCTCGCAACTCTGGAGGCTCATGGAAAGACGAGTGGTTGACCATACTCTTTAGTATTCCTATGATACTATGTTTCTTTCCTTCGACAGTAGGTTACGTCTCTGCGGGGTTTGAAGCCCTCAATCAGATGCCGTCCTGGTATCAGTACACACTCAGTGTAATCGTAAGTGCCTCATTCGGGGTTAGATCAGTAGTAGGATTCATGAACAAGAAAAAATAGTTCTTGACACTCTCCCTAAATTCGAGTATAATATCATTTCAAATTTAGGGAGAGTACCATCAATTTATTTTATCTTGACCAAGACCTCGACAAGTGTGCAGAGTATCATGTAGACAAACACGTCAACAAGATGATCCTCGAAGCCGCACAGCTTATCAATACAAACCTCTGGATAGATCATCTATTCGGTTTTGTACCCCGCGCTATCACTAAGGAAGAGAATGCTGTATTACAGACTACTCGTAAGTACTGGAAAGACTTTCCTATGGAGGAGAGACCATTCCCGTATCTTCCTACTATGCAATCGCACCCCAGCTGTATATGGGTACGCTCTTCTCTAGAGAATTATTACTGGACAAACTGTTATGCCTTCGCTCTTGCAAGTGAGGCGCATTATCGCTATGGTAGCCTACACAAAAGTTATGAGATGCTACTAAAGTTACCAGAACCACAGAATATGGAAGACCACGGCTTTACTCAGTTTGCACTCGCAATGACTGAGGAGTTGAAAGATGATGACAACCCAATACAGGCCTACCGCAACTTCTATATGCTTGACAAAGCTACTTTCGCAGCTTGGAAGCATAGAGACAAACCAGAGTGGTGGGACGAGGAACTAGCCGACTATGACAAACGAATTTCAGGACAATAATATGCCAGCAGTAAAACTTATTTCAACCTCTTCGCCAGACCTAATTGCAGACATTGCATACATGGCGAGAGTATCAAATCCAGCTAACCAGAATAACAATCTGACTTCTCAGAAGTTAGTAGCTTATCTGATTAAGCACAAGCACTGGTCTCCCTTTGAGATGTGTGGTATCACTATGGAAATCAATACCACTCGTGACATCGCCCATCAGATCGTGCGTCATCGTAGCTTTGCATTCCAGGAGTTTAGTCAGCGTTATGCAGACCCTGCAGAGATGGGATACCCTTTTGAGATGCGAGAGTGCCGACTACAGGACACCAAGAATCGTCAGAACAGTATTCAATCTGAAGATCAGTTGCTACACGAACACTGGGTAGCACAACAGAAGAAAGTAATTGATGCAGCTGCGGGTGCGTATGCTTGGGCTATTGAGAACGGCATAGCTAAAGAGCAGGCTCGTACTGTATTACCAGAAGGACTCACTAAGACTCGTTTGTATATGCACGGAACTCTCAGGTCTTGGATTCATTTTATAGACGTTCGTACCACGCCCGGTACACAGAAGGAACACATGGATATTGCTAGAGCCTGTGCGTATGAAATCAATCCCATGTTTCCTATGATTAAGGATTTTGTACATGACGAAGATGGTCAATAAAGCAGCTAGCGGAGAGCTACCCATGTGGACAGAAGAAACAGCATTAGACAAGCAAGAAGGCGGATCACACTATGACCTGCCGATACAACCTTTAGAATATATCCATGCAAACAATCTAGGGTATATTGAAGGTAATATTATTAAGTATGCAACTCGGCACAAGAACAAGAATGGTGCAGAGGACATTAAAAAGATTATACACTATTGTGAACTATTATTGGAGCTAGAGTATGGCAAAGAGAGTAAAGAAGAAAAGCCACGAGAACCTCTCGAAGGTAAACATAGAGAAAGTTATAGCGCTTCTAAACCCATGTACTTCCCAGACGGATACAGTAAAAGCAATAACTAAGAAAGAAGCGTGTGATATACTAAATATCGCATACAACACAACACGTCTCCAGGCAATTATAGAGGGACACCTAGAGCAGAAAGCATATGTTAAGACGCGTAAAGCACAGAACCGTGGCCGTCCTGCAAGGGATACAGAGATTTGCGAAGCGGTTACCGATTACCTCTCTGGAGAGAATATTACAGACATTTCCAAACGTCTTTTTCGTTCCGTCGGGTTCGTACGAAATATTCTTGAGGGAGTTGGAGTCCCGCAACGACCAGCAAGCAAAGAAGAAAGATTAACCTCCGCGTACTTTCCAGACGAGTGTGTGTCTGAGGATTTCGAGGAAGGTGAGATTGCCTGGTCTGCAAACTATCACAGTGCCGTAAAGATTGGCAAACGAATGACTACTGAGTACCAAGAGAGTAAGCAGGGATTAGCAGTAGTAGACTATGAGAGTAAGTATGCTTCTCCATGCTATCAGATATATGTAATCCAAAAGGTAGATAGTGAAGACACTTTCTTCTCAAGCGTAACCTCAGGTGGCTTCGCTGCATATGCAGCAGCTACTGAACTTGGAAAGCTAGAGCATTTGAAAAAGTACGGCGTAAATTTGGAGAGGTTGTAAAAAATAGTTCTTGACGGCCTCCTTAAAATTGCGTATAATATCTTTTCAAATTTAGGAGAATACCATCGGAGAACGATTTTATACTCAACAACTAAAAGCACTGGGCAATTGTCCAGGAAATAAAAACCCTAACAAAAGGAAGAAGAACATGGCTTGGACAGACGAGCTTAAAGCAGAAGCAGTAACCCTATACGAAGCAGCAGAACCAACTCCAGAGAACTCTATGGAGATCGTAAAAGATATTGCAGATGAGCTAGACCAATCACCTAATGGTGTTCGAATGATCTTGACAAAAGCTGGCGTTTATGTTAAGAAGACCCCCGCAGCAAAAGCTGCTTCTACTGGCGGTACTACTGGCGGCACTCGTGTCTCCAAAGCTGCTGCTCAAGAAGCACTCATCGCAGCTATTACTGATGCAGGCAAGACTGTTGACGAAGAAATCGTTTCTAAGTTGACTGGCAAAGCAGCTCAGTATTTTACTACCCTCCTCGTTTCTAACGAAGACTAATAGTAAACAACCTCGCTAGGTTCGCCTAGCGGGGCTTTTTTGCACCTCCTAGAAATCACCTTTAAGTATGTAAGTGGCAGTGATGATTGCTAACTACTACAAAAGGAAACTCTAGTGAAAAAGCAAGAACTAGCACGTTTAGTGCAAGACTATGGTGATGCCATCATTACGTATCGTAGTGAGCATTCCAGGAAGTTAAAATATAATGTCTGTACCCTAGACTTTTCTACTCCGTATATTCAGGGTAAGAAAAATCGAGCTAAAGAAACTGAGGATACCCTCCTCTTCTTTTGTTGGGACACAGACTCTTATCGCTTACTTCGCCCCTCCGCTGTATCTAGCGTTGTGCCGTTGTCATCTATCCTCAAGAATGAAGGTAGACGGTAATGGACTTACACCAGGCTCCAGAAGCCTATTCGCGTGTAATACATTATGATACAGTAAAAGAGGTTCAGATTAGACTGACTATAAATACTTTTAGAGGCATAGAATATATGCACCTTCGTAAGTATTACTTAGATTTTGATGAAGAGTGGAAGCCTACGCCAGAAGGTGTAGCCATGCCACTCGACCTTAGTAACTCTCGTGAGCTTTTTGCAGGGCTAACAGAGATACTGTCACTCGCAGAATCTAAGTCATTGATAGAAGACAATTTTATGGATTTAATTGACGATATCTACAAATAGTTGTTGACAAGCTTGGTTAAATCGGGTATAATATCTTTTCAAATTTAGGAGAATAGTATGCGTGAATTTTTAGATCGAGCAAGTAAACTTTACTACGAAGGTACTCCGTTACTTTCTGATGCAGAGTTTGATCTGTTGGCAGGTAAACATAACTACAGCTCAGTGGGCTACACTGTTACTGATGCGATTTCGCATACGTATCAAATGTACTCACTGCAGAAGTGTTTTGACCTCGAAGATGCTCCTCTCGATATTGATGAGTGTATATGCACTCCTAAACTAGATGGGGCTGCAGTATCTATACTATATGTAGACGGAATCCTAGAGTTAGCTTTAACTCGTGGTGACGGTATACAAGGTAGAGATATTACCGATAAGATGAAAGAGCTAGTGCCTGCTAAATTACGTCGTAGTGGTAGATTCAAGGATCTCTACAACGGTGTGGTTCAGATCACTGGTGAAGTCGTCGCTCCTAGTAGTATTCCTAATGCTCGTAACTTCGCTGCGGGGTCTCTTGGACTCAAGAACAATCCTCAGGGATTAGAAGAGTTCAAAAGCCGTCCGTTGGTCTTTGTAGCTTATGATGCTTTCCCTCATTCCGTTCCTACGTGGACAAATGAGCTGGGCATCGTTCGTGCTATGGGCTTGAATGTAGTTACGAACTTTGATGTTACTGATTATCCCACTGATGGTGATGTATATCGCCTCAGAGATACTCGTGACTTCGAAGACATGGGGTACACAGCTAAACATCCACGAGGTGCTTTTGCTTTGAAAGAAGTAAAAGCGGGTGTTGTAACTACCTTACGTGATGTGGTGTGGCAGCTTGGTAAAAGTGGCGTAGTAAGTCCAGTGGCGATCTTAGATCCTGTTGTGATAGGCGAAGCTACAGTATCAAGAGCCACACTGCATAACATCCAGTATATACGGGAACTCAACCTTGAAATCGGTTGTCAAGTAGAAGTTATACGATCTGGGGAAATTATTCCTCGCATCGTTGGTAGGGTCGAGACTTCTTGACCTTACAAAAAATAATTGTTGACAATGATCTTAAAAGTCCGTATAATACATATTCAATTTCAGAGGAAAGACCATGACCAAAATCGAAGCTCCCACAAACTGCCCATCGTGTAGTTCGCTTCTTAATGAGGTCAATCACCTTCTGTATTGTAAAAACCCGTTATGCGGGGAGAAAGCTCTCAAACTTATCGAACACTTTGCTAAGACACTGAAGATTAAAGGTCTCGGACCAGCATCTATCAAGAAACTGGACATAGTAACCCTAGAGGAACTCTATGCACTTACACTTGAAGAAGTTGAACAGGCTTTAGGCTCAGCTCGTCTTGCAGTAAAGCTAGTAGATGAGTTGGAGCGATCTCAAAATGCCCCGTTGAATGTACTATTACCTGCATTCAGCATCCCTCTCGTAGGCAAGACTGCAACGGAAAAGCTTTCCAAAGTCTGCAATGACATTGAAGAAATAGACTACGAAACGTGCCGTAAGGCTGGTCTAGGAGAGAAAACGGCTATTAACCTCTGTAACTGGATGGAAGATGACTTCTATGAAGTAAGTCTTCTACCATTTAGTTTCAAGTTTATTGAAACAGTCACACCCTCAGCCGACATGGGAGTAGTTTGTATTAGTGGTAAACTTACCAGTTACAAATCGAAAGCAGTCGCACAGCAGATCCTAGTTGATCTAGGCTATGAGGTGAAGACCAGTTTGACGAAGGATGTCACAATCCTGGTGAACGAAAGCGGTATCGAATCCGCAAAAACGAAGAAAGCCAGAGATGCTGGCGTACAAATTGTAACTAACCTTAAAAATCTAATTGGAGAATAAAATTATGTCAACTTTACCTAAGTGGACTGACGAGCGTACTGCTCAACTAACAGAATTCGTCGGTGGCGAAAGCCCCGTATCTCAAGCTACTGTTGCAGAAGCAGCTGTAGACCTTGAAACCTCTACTCGATCTATCAGCAGCAAGCTGCGTAAGATGGGCTTCGACGTAGAACTAGCCTCAGCAGCAGGTGGTAAGTCTTTTACCGATGCTCAAGAAGCTACCCTAGCAGCATTTGTTACTGATAACAGTGGTGCTTACACTTATGCAGAGATTGCAGGTCATTTTGAAGATGGCGTATTCTCTCCTAAGTCAATCCAAGGCAAGATCCTTTCTATGGAACTGACCAGTCACGTTAAGCCTGCCCCTAAGGTAGAAGCTGTTCGTACTTACAGTCCTGAAGAAGAAGTCACCTTTGTCCAGATGGTCAATGATGGCGCTTTCGTAGAAGCGATTGCTGATGTTATGGGTCGTTCAATCAACTCTGTACGTGGTAAGGCTCTGAGCCTGTTACGTTCTGGTGAGATTGGCGCGATTCCTAAGCAAGAAGTTACTAAAGGCGCTTCTAAAGAAGATCCTTTGGCTTCCTTGGGTGATCTTAGCACTCAGACTGTTGAAGCTATCGCTGAAGCGATTGGTAAAACTGCCCGTGGTGTTAAGACTATGCTGACTCGTCGTGGCCTCGTTGCTGCTGACTATGACGGCGCATCTAAGAAAGAAAAAGCATCAGCTTAATCTTAGCTTAGAACAAAAGGCAGGCTCTACGGGGTCTGCCACACTAATATGAATCGGGAGAATTTCATTGAATATTGCTAGTGCTTTAATTAAACGCACACTTGAGTTACGCGACTTTGAGACGTGGACACAGGTGCATAAGCGTTATCTGCCTAGCGAGTATCACAGTTTGCATTCAATTATTGATAAGCACTCTGAGAAATTTCATACAATGCCCTCGATTGAGGATCTTAAACTTGAGATTCGTGATTCAAACACTCGTGAGAAGTTGTACGCTGTAGAAGCCGTTAAGGTTGATGCAGAGCCGTATATGCTTCTTCAGTATTTGAAGAACGAGTATACTCAGAAAGAGATCCTAACCTCACTCGAAGATTATGTCGAAAACTCGGTAGCTTTTGAAGATGCCCAGGAATCGGTTGATCACCTTCATCAAATTGTCCTCGACATCGAAGACAAAGTTGATCTGGAGGAGCCACAGGAAAGTATGCAACGTATTGAACTGTTCGAGCCTGAGGAAGATTTAGAGAGATACATACCACTTGGCCTCAACGAAGAGTACGACCTTGATATTCAATTCTCACCTAGAGATTTGGTTATGGTAGGTGGTAAACGAGGTGCGGGCAAGTCGGTTATCTGTGCGAACATTGCCAACAATGTAGTTGAATCTGGAAAGTCGGCTATCTATTTCACTATTGAGATGGATAGTCGTTCTATCTTACAGCGATGCTGTGCCATTGCCACTGAAGTACCTTTTTCACGTCTCCGTACTAAGAATCTTAGTGTTGGTGAGTGGGAGAAAGTTGCAGGGTGGTGGGCTAACCGCTTCGTGAATGGGCAAGAACGCTTGAAAGAATATAAAGAACATAGAGACTTTGAGAAGTTCCATCAGGAGCTAAAGACAACCTGCGAGATCCTCCCGACTCAACAGTTGAACGTAGTTTATGATCCATCTCTCACCTTATCCAAGATTCGAGCAGAGCTTGATAAAAAGGCAAAGGCGATGAATATCGGAGTAGTTATTGTTGATTATATAAATCAAGTAAAGCGTTCAAGCTTACCCTCACGCGGTGGACAGTATGACTGGACAGAGCAAATCGAGGTTAGTAAAGCATTGAAATCAATGGCACAAGAGTATGAATGTACAGTATTTACTCCTTACCAAACAGACGCTAGCGGTGAAGCTCGTTTTGCAAAAGGTATTCTAGATGCGGCTGATGCTGCATATACACTAGAGACCTGGGATCATGAAGATGGTTGTATGACCTTCAATTGTGTCAAGATGCGTTCAGCCGCTATGCGATCTTTCACTTCGGAAGTAGACTGGGAGTCGTTAAAAATCGGCCCAGAGTCTGCTCTGACACCTAAAGAGAAAGACGATTCTTCCCATAAGACCGGTGAAGACGTTCACGATCTCTAAAATAGTTCTTGACTTTTCTCCTCATATTGCGTATAATTATGTTTAATAAATGGGGAGAAAGCAAATGGCACACACATTCGGCAGTTTACGACATACTACCTCAGGTAGACGACGCAAGCCCTTACCTAAGAAGCGTAAGGCATATATGCCAAAGTTCGAAGCACTCGAAGCCACCGATACCTACCGCAGAGACACTACAGAGTACAAGTCATCAGATGACGGCTCTCATGATACTTCTGCAGGTATTCGCCATACACTAGACTCCAAATATACTATTGCACCTGCATATAACAAGGGTGCGTACCAAGTAATCAGTAAAGACAACATCAAGGACATCGGACGATGAGTAAGAATTATCCAGACAACTGGGTTGTGCTGCAAGTAGCAACAGACGGCGATGCACACCTATACAAATTACTAGGCGGTTGGTCAGGTAGTTATCTTAGTGGTAGCAGTTGGAAACTTAATAGTGGTATTGTGAAGGTTGAGGAGAGTGAGCTGTATTGGACTTTCCACGGGTTCTCAGGCAGTCAGTATGTATGCCATAAGAAGTCTTACGGACTAAAGATGAACAACGGCGGTATCTGCAAGCAGATCTTAGAAGAGTATCCAGATACAGTAACAATGATGCGCAAAGAAACTGACTGGGCTAACTTAGTATGACAGTAGAAGAATTATTACAACGTAGAGATATATATTTTATACCGAAAGGCGGGGACTACTTAGTTTCCTGTCTAAACCCTGAACACGCAGATAGAAATCCTAGTATGCGTATTGATCAGTTGACTGGCATATTCCAGTGCTTTTCATGCGAGTACAAAGGCAATCTTTTTACGCATTTTGGGGAAAAGGCAAACCAATTACAATTACGACGAGAACTACTAAAACGTAAAATTACAGAGAAGAGGTCAGAAAGTATTGGTTTGTCTTTTCCCAAAAATGTTATGCCATATACAGGCAACTGGCGTGACATCAAGCCTGAAACTTATAAAAGGTTTGAAGCATTTATACATCATGACCCAGATTACGTCGGACGCATTGTATTTCCGGTACGAGACATATCTGGTCGCATTACAGCGTTCAATGGTCGTCATACAACAGGTGGTACACCTAAGTATATGATCTCGCCTGCGGGTGCTAAGATGCCTTTATTCCCAGTAGTAAAACCAATACAGGGAGCCGTTATTCTAGTAGAAGGTATCTTCGACATGATTAACTTGCACGATAAAGGGCTGACTAACGCAGTATGTACGTTTGGTACAAAGAACATCAATGAAGACAAGTTAAGAATGTTATCTATCCAGGGTGTAGACTCTATAGACATATTCTTTGACGGAGATGACGCAGGCCAGGAAGCCTCTAAGTATGTACAAACTATGTGCGAAAATGTAGAACTAGCACATAGAAATATCTGTCTCAAGGACACTGATCCTGGGGCACTAAAAGAGCAAGCAGTAAAAACCTTAAAGAGAAAATTATATGCCTAAAGTTGCATTAGTAGAAACGAAGAAAAGCAAGACCAATTTCCATAACGAATTCGATGAAGCATTCGAGTTCGATCAGTTCCAGCTATGTTCAGATCCTTTCCTCAAGAAAGTCTTGAAGC